CCATAAATTTGTTCCCCACTCAATATTTTCGCATAGGCGGCATATCCAAAAACAAGGCCTGTAATAATTGTAAAGATAAATTTCCCACTAAAAATTTTTTCCCATTTTAGATTTTCATTCATCCCTCAACTCCTTAATAGGCAACCACTTCTTTTCTTTTTTATTCCAAAAGGTCTTCCTATCTTGTGAATAAACAATTTCCTCTTCTTTATTGACAAGTTTCTGCATTAAATCGTTTGCAGTGCGTTGTTCTTTTATATAATCCTCAATTGTTGCAACCTTTTTTTCACTCGCTTCGACCCGTTTTGGAAGTTCGATATACGTCGCTAAACTAACCGCCAGCCATCCAATCGCCCCTAAAGTCGTAGGGACTGCCCCGATAAGAAGTACTTTTTTAAAATCAAATGATTGAGATTTTGATTCTTTTTTATTCTTCATCATTGATCCTCTGTAAAACTCTTAACTCTCCATTCCAATTATTTAAAACATCATTATTCAAAACATTAGATAAAGAACAGCTTCTATGCCAAGAGCCTTTTCCATAATAAAATTTAAGTTCTTGTTCTTTTTGATAATTGTTTGGAGTGTAAGCGCAAATAAATTCTAAACATCGACTCTCAATTTCTTTAATTAAGTCATCTATAGGGATTAAGCTTAAATCGATTTTAGTTACATCCATCTTTTTATTATCCCTCCGGTTAAAAAAAACATAATCAAAATTCCTCTTATAAACTTAATCAAAATTTATCTCCCGAAATTCGCTCTCATGTGTTTTTTTTGCCGTTTCTCCGACGGTTTAAAATAGTATTGATTCCTCGCTAAATCATCAAAAATACCTTCTTTTTCAACCAGCTTTTTAAATAACCTCAACTGTTTTTCAAACAAAAAAGGACGTTCAATTATTACTTCGATTGCCATATTCCCCCTTCAATCATTTTTTGGTTCATCAATATCTAACTCCATCATTATCCAGCTTAAATCGTATTTTAAAATCTTTTCAATATATTTATAATCTTCGGAATCGTAATCTCTTCGTCTACTCAAAATTTCTATGTCCGATTGAACATCTTTTAAAACTTCGGAAATCTTATCTAATTGTTCTTTAGAAATCATTTATTAAGAAAAGAAGAAAACAGCCAATTTACAAAAGAAGTAAAAATGATAATTCCAAGAAAAACAAGGACTCTACCTTTCGCAATATCTTCTTTTAAACTGTCGATTTTGTTAGAAATGTTTTGGACTAAAAGACAATTTTTGTCTTGAGACTTTTCAATATATTCCAGTCGCGTCCCTATTTCAGCAATAACTACCGTATTCTTTTGAATCAACACCTGTTGATTCTCGACGATATGTTCCAAATGATCTAACCGGCCATTATCGACCGTATCCACTCGCCTATGTTCTTTCCCGTCCCAAGCCATAATTCCCTTTTATTTATTCTCTAAAATTTCTATTCTTTTTTCCAGAGATTGTACTTTCAAATTCAGTTCTTTAATCGCATTTAACAAAAGCACAGGAAGTTTATCATAATGAACGCCGTAATATACCTCTGACGAGCCTTCATTTTTAAAACTATATGTAAGTTCTGGAAGCAGCGGCAAAACATCCTGGGCCATGAGTCCCAGTTTCAATTTACTTCCATCTTTCTCATCCAAATCGTTATATTTATATGTATTGAGTTGCCTGACAATATCCAATGATCCGGTTAACGGAACAATGTTCTTTTTTAATCGGCGATCTGAGGCGACAAGAGCAATGCTGTTTGTGGCGGTATCTTGATAAGCCGCAACATCTCCGTCGGCCGTCCAAGTAGCCATGCTGATTCTGCCGTTAACCTCCAACACTTGCGTCGGCGCCGTCGTCCCGATGCCGACGTTGCCGCCTGTCAATATTTTCATCTTTGCTGTCGTGGCGGTATAAAAAGTCATACTATCCTCATCATTTCTATACCACACCCGTCCCTCACAATCCGCAGTAGCCCCATCACAAAACATAAGTTTACCGATTCCACTAGTCGATCCAGATAATATAACTATCCCAGTAGAAACTGTAGCGCCCCCGCCTATTGTTTGAACCTGAAGATGTCCATCAGTAAAAACATCCGGAACTACTCCAATGCCAACATCTCCATTGTTCGCCATCCGTGCAACTTCAGTCGCGCCATTATTCCCCGTTTGGAAAATAATATCTGCGCCAGTTGTTCCTACTCCCGAGGTAGAACGTAGCGAAAGTGTTGACGTCGTTGCAACTCCCCCGATTACCAACGGATCGGTAATCGAAGTTACGAACGTCGGAGCAGTTTGCATACCAACTACTGTCCCTGTCCCCGTCAAAGTATATTCTCCAAGTGCTCCAGCATTATCATAAAGGATACGAGTAGTTGTTCCGCTTGCGATTGTCGTTGTTCCTATAGTAAGCCCACCACCGGCGGCAGCTGCCGAAGTCCAATTCGTTCCGTCTGAAGTTAAAACATTCCCTGATGTTCCAGGAACCGCATACGTTTCCGTAGACGCAACAAAATTAGTCCCATTCCCGACAAGTATTTTTCTTGAGGTCGCCGCATTCGCAATCCGAAATCCTGTCCCGACATTCACCACACCAGAAGTAATATTGGTGTCTGCTACCCCCAGTCCAGTCGTGAAATATCCTGCTCCGACAACATGAAGAGCTTGTGCCGGCGCCGTCGTCCCGATGCCGACGTTGCCGGCTTTAAGATAAAGAGTGTTGACAATAGCCCCAGAATTGACAGAGGTGATCGCCGCAATGGAATTTTGAGTGAGAGTGAAATCTGCCGCAGGAACAATATTTGTGATAACAGGACTTGAAATCGTTGGGGCTTGATTGAATACGGCCAGAGGAGAGCCGCTTGCAGAGCCGGTTTCGTCAGACAAAACTCCATAAAGTTGCGCAGATGTAGTCGCGGAAAAAACGCTTAAATTGTTAGTTGTGTATACCCCATTTGTTACCGTCCCTGCGTTTCCTGTGATATTCGTCTGGTCTCCAGTATTGCTACCGCTCAAATTTGACCCTGTAACCGCACCAGTAGCCGATAACGCTCCGCCTACGGCCACTGCCCCATTGCTAAACGTTATTGTCGGGTCTGTCCCGCTTAGATTAAACGTCCAAATATTCGACGCATTGCCACCAGCCCCCCAAGTCAAGGCTTCAAGTTCGGTCGCGTCAAATACAAAATCATTCGTTGAAATATCAATCCCCGCCTCACCCGTGGCATTGGTATCATCTAAAATGTCTAATTTTGCTCGGGTAATTACTTGCCCCGAGATCGTGATATAGTCCGGCGTTCCAGCTAGGGTAACATCTCCTGTGTTCGTACCAGAACCTGTCGCTATACTACAAGTTCCATCCCCATTGTCTGTTGGTGTGTCAGAAAATTTTATAGAATATCCATAGCAAGGAGATGTCCCATCCTCTTTACTAACCTCAACAAAACCTTTTCCCGAGGGTTGAGCGAAAACTAAAAAGTGGAAGAATAAACTAATAAAGATAGCTAACAAAAATCGTTGCACTAGAACTTCCTTTCCGTATGGCTTTAAAATTATTTAATTGACTGTACCCTTCCAAAACCAAACTGTCTAAAGGATTAACCAAATGACCAACCGTTGCGCTTGGATCAGTCCCGTCAATTCGATAACGAAATTGAGCCGTTTCGCAAGTAATGATAACCTTCTTTGGTCTTGGGTTCGTCGTAAGTTTAGACGTTGTCAACCCAATAGCCGTATCTGCTACGGTTATTTGTTCAAAATCGTAACAAATGTATTTCCCTATATAGTGCTGACGCGCGTCGATCATGGGGTAGACCTTTTTATAGATTTATATTTTTGAGGAATAACGCTTACTGGTTTACTATACTTTGCCGCTAATTCATACATTTGCCTAATTTTTCTGTCGGGGCTACGCATAAAATCAACTATCTTGCTTGCTCCTTTTATTGTAACTGCCCGACCTAAATTCAAAGTCGCCCCTAAAGGATTCCCAGCTATAGCATGACCGGCACTTTGCAGGACTTCTTCTAAAGACCATAAATCAATAATAGGATGGATAAAACCACCACCAGCGTTTTGCCTGTAATATTTATTTGCCGCCGCTAAAATTTCATTCTGTGCTCCTCGTAAGTCAGAATACTGTTTTCTTGCCTCTCCATATCCTGATTGTCCTAAAGTTTTCTCAATAACGTTGTCAGTCTCTTCCGCAAGTTTATACCGTAAACTATTCAACAAATCTTTTTTTGAAAAATCAACTGCTTGACCGGATTTCCTTAAAGTTTGAATTTGATCGTTTAAATACTTCAAATAATCCTGCGCTTGCGTTGGATCGATTTCCCCAACTTTTTTTATATCTTGAGATGTTTTGTCTAAAGCCTTTGATAATTGAGGATTTGCTTTTAAAGCAACCATTCCTATATTTTTTTTAGCTTCAGTTAAAGAAGTGTCAACCAATGAAGATAAATCAATCTTCGCACCTTTATCCGTCGCCCCCTGCGACAATTTAGTCACATTATTTTTCCAAATCAATTCTTTGACTTGTTGGAAAGCTTGTAAATTTTCTTCTCTTGTTTGAGGAATTCTTGATTCCATCCCTCCTGTGTCGGGATTAAGCAATTTTACATCAGGGAGATTATCTGAAATTGTTTTAACGACATTGACCTTTGAAGCCCTTATCGTTTTTGCTTCAATAGGGTTTTTTATTTTTGTTCCAATAGATTCATTGTAAAGGTTAAAAATTTTATCTTGAATTGGACGTGGAACTAAGTCTAAAGTTTTCTTTAGAATAGATGGTGCAGCTTTTACCGCTCCTGCCGTAGCAAGCCCTAAGCCTCCACCAACAATGGCATTTGTCCCTCTTTCTTGCAAAGATGTATCAGGATTTAAAATATCCTGCCCCGCCCCATAGGCAGCCCCTACGGCTACGCCCCCCTTCAATATTCCAAGCCCTTGAACAACTTTAGCCGCAGGAACAGCAAACCCAGAAGCAAATCTAAGAACTTTCCCTTCCAATGTTTTTTGTTCAGGGAAAATTGCGCTTGCCTTATCTTCTCCAAAAACTCTGGCTACATTTGGTTTAATATTATTCGCAGTTAAATCGTTAATCGAACTTAAAATTGCACCGCCAGATTCTTTCCATGCGTTAGACGCATTTCTTCCTATCATCTGAGGGATAGATTCTTTGGTTTGCTTCGCCGCAACCTGTGCCATTTCGTCAATATCGGCAGAAGTCGGGTTCCCCTCAAAACTCATTGTTACGCCATTACTAAATTTTATTTGTCCCATATTATTGTAAAATTTTATAAGTAAAACCGTTTGAAGCTTGGCCTGATTGGACTTTCCCTGGATTTTTTAAATCAGAATTTGGAGTTACTTTAATAGATTTATATCCCTGCCTATTCATATCCCCACTTAATTGTCCCTGTATTTCATCCCGAGTTTCATTTAATGCTTCAATCCTATTCTTAGCGTCAATACTCATAATCCCTGTTACAGGGTCTAGTAAACCACGAAGAGTTTCTTGATTTTGCCAAGTGTTCAACATATTCCTTGCCTCTTCGCGAGCAGAATCCGTAATCATACTCCCTGTTGCTCCTGGAGCCGAAGTAAGGCGGGCGTATTCTGTCGCCACCGTATAAACAGCCGTTGCTAAACGAGAAGCTTCTGGGTCGCCTGTAATATTCAATTTTCCTGCTATAATTGCCCTGTTGACTAATGGAATTTTGCTTCTGTCAAAATTATCTGATAATGATAAAGCAACATCAGCATTTTTTCTAAAAGTTTTTTCAAACGATGTTACATTATTGTAAAGTTTTTCAAAATTCCCAGAACTTGTTTTATTAACAGTAAAATTTATATCCGCTTTTGCGGCATTATAAGAAGGGTCAATCTCTTTAGCGGCTTGAATAGCCATTATCCTTTGATTCCCCCTAGACGGGATTTGAGAAGGGACTAACTGTCCAGAAATTAAATTATCAGCTATTCCAGAGAGGTCTTGCTGATTTAAATTATAAATACTTTTTCCAGCTTCTTTTAAACGGATAGCTGATTCTTCTGTTTTGGGTTTATATTCTTCCTCTTTTGATTTTAACGAACCTAATCCAGGAAGATCAAGACTTCCAACCGTTCCTTTCACGACTGGCTCTGTTTTCCCTTCTAATAAACTCGTTAATCCCAAAAGATTTATCTTTTGCCCTGTTTCTTCTCCTGTCTCTCTTTGTTTTTTTAACCGTTCAGCAATTTGAGCGACAATATTAGCCAAAGCATTACCCTTCCCACCCGTAGCTAATCCTCGTTCAAATCCTCGATGTATTCCAGCGCTTACCGCCGACCAATCAGCCATTTTTTCCCCTTTATTTTGCTAAACTAAGAGTTATGTTATTACCAGATTTTAACCCACTGCCTCTTAACAATGCTTCAACCCCTAACGTTCCAAGAGATTGCCTCATAGCTATAACTTCCGATACTTTCGCTCCGTAAACTTGAGCAGCCATTTCCGCGCTCAAACCAGTAAGACCAACAAGGTCATCCATCATCCCTTTATCAACTCCCAAACTATCCTGCAAGGCTTGATATTGAGTTGTTCTCGCTAATTCAAACCTTCTTTGTTCAATTTCAGCGGATACTCCGCTTTCAGTTCGCGCTAATTGTTCTTTCATTTTAGCTTTTTCCGCTAAATGTTCACCCGATCCATAAACACCGGCTAAATTATAAGCGGCGTCTAATTCTTTCTCGGCATTAGCATAACTTTCTCGTGTCCTTCGTAAAGTAGCTTGAAAATATTCGTCATTCGCCGTTGGATATAGGTCAGTGGGTTTAGAACTAAGAATTTTCGATAATTCAAGTTGGGCCTGTTGACCAACTGGAGTTAATGCGCCATTCCCAGAACTTAACTTACTTTGTAACGTCGTAAAATCTGCTGGAAGTTGATACGGCGCAGGTGATGGCGTCAACATAGAAGCCCCTAAAGACCCAGCCCCTAAAATATTCATTGGATTAGTCACGAATTCTCCAACCTTCTCTCCAAAAGTAGGAACTTTTTTTGCTGTTTCTGTCCCAACATTTTTAGCGGCAATAGCCGCGGCATCAGCTACCGTTGAAACTCCACCTGTCCCAGCAGGAACATTTGGGGGAGTATTGACAGTAGGCATTAAAGACATTGGAGCATTAGCTGTTGATGGTATGGCAGTTGAATTAGGGATTGGTTGACCCAAAATATTCCCTTGCTGCCCTGAAGGTAAAGACATCATAGACGTTGATGTTGGAACTGTTGGCCCAGATGGCGGAGTATATGGACTAACGTTAGGACTTATTGGGCTACCTAAAATATTCGGGGCAGTAAATCCCATCCCCGTTACACTTGGGCTTGGAATAGGTGCTTTTGGCGGTAATAATGACATGCTTCCTGTATTTACAACGCCAGCAGGGGTATTTGCCCCGTACCCTGGAGTATTTGGGAGCACAGGCCCTTTTGGAGCGGCAGGAATAGCCCCCGTAATCCCCGTCCCAACTCTTTCGAATCCAGTTAATCCTGGAGTTGCTGAAGCTAAATTCCCTGACCCTAAAAGTGGATTTGTTGCGATTGGATGGAGTGCGCCTTCGATCGCTCCACCAGCAATACCACCCGCTTTAGAAAGAAAGCCTGGTGCAGCTGCCTTTCCTCCTGCAATAGCTCCCCCGCTAGCCGCACCCTGTACTGCCCCACTAGCCGCCGCGCCTAAAATATCCAATGGTTTGCCAGCTTCCCCTAATTGTTCGGGATGATTAGATTTTGCGTATTGATCCATTCCAGCGTTAGCCGCCGCACCTACCAAAATACCGCTTCCTGGAAGAATGAAATTTGCGACTGCACCAAGAATAGCAGGAGCAATACTCCTTAAAACCCCACCCTTTTTATGCATAATCCCATATTCGTCAGCGTGATCGCCATTTTTTTCAATAAGATGGTTTACTTCATGGGTTAAAGTTTCAAGATTCCATTCTTTATTTCCCGTGTCTCTGACAAAAGCCAAGTTTTTGTGAGGGTCAGCAATCCCAAGAGAATCTGAAATTCCACTGTAAGGTAAAGTAGCCCATTCTTTTTCGTTTAATACTTGTACCGTGAATTTTTCTGCCATTTTAAATTCTCCTTTTTTTATTCCATCTTCTGTATCTAATAAATTTTACGTTTAGGAATGTTTTAAAGATATGGGCTTTAAATTTTCCCCAATTATCAAAAGATATTCTTGAATTCTCTCGACTTTTATCCGTTAAAAATTGCGCTATATAAAATATTTTTCCATCTGGCTCATCATCTAACACCGCCCACGGGTCAGCTTCTACGTATTTATTTTCATCATTCGTAAGGTAGAATGTTATAAACCCCCGCATTTTCCCGTCAATAATGATAGGCATTAGCCTACCCTTATTTAACATTTCTGAATAATATTTTTTGTTCACTATACAAGCTGTTCAAGAGTAAGGTAAAGATTGTATTTTGGACTTCCAGCCCCGCCGGTTATCGTCGCAGTATAAGTTATCCCCGCCGCCGCTGAATTAAAAAAAGCGTTCCCTGTCGCCCCATTATTTGTTGAAGTTAAAGTAATATCCGACGCCGGCGAAAGAGTTTTCGCGCTCACTGCGTCCGTCCAACTTATCAGTGTATTAAGTGTTCCTGCCGCACCGGCAGTATGACAAATGTGGTATACATTTATTTTAAATAATCCCGCCGCCGCTGGGGTATAAAGCGTCGTTGCCAAAATATCCCCAGCCTGCGCAGTCAACTGCGCCGTTGCTACAATCGTTGAATGAGCCAACCCCGAAGTATTCCATTCTAAATACTGCCACGTTGAGTTTACGTCATCATAAAAATATAATCTTCTAACCGTACCGGAAATATATAATAAATGTTCCCCCCCCTCCCCCGTCCACGTCGGAATATCAGTAGATACCCTCATCTGGTATCTACCCAAATTAACGATATTTTTTACGTCATTAACGAAATCAAGAAGGTCTGTCTCTTTTCGGAATTTAGCTGAAAATGAAAAATCTTCAATTTTCAATTCAAACCACCGCCCTTGTTTGCACGTCTTGCCCTAACGGGTTTCCATATAAATCAATCCCATAAATTGTCGGAGCAGGGTTAGATGAATTATCTTTTATTTTAATTTGAAACATGTTTTCAACTGTCCCAATATCAAATAATGTTGTTCTCCCAAACGCTAATTCGTCATTATGGTCATAACTAAATGTTTCCGTTTCCGACCATGATACATTCCAATCAAAACGATATTGAAGATTCATATCTAACGTTGAACCAAAGGTTATTTCTTTATAATTTATTCCAAGCTGAAGCATTCTCATAGCTAAACTTACCAACGTTGGTTTGATTTTTCCTGAAACCCAATACGCGTTTATGTTAGAACCATTATCGGAATTTCCACTTTCCATTTGAAACAGATATCCTTCCCGTCCAGCCGCATATAAAATTTTAGCTTTATTTGTGGACATAACATAAATTGAAGAATTAAATATCTGTCCATCATACGGATAAATTCCTCCCGTTCTATAATCAAGGACAAAAGCATAATTTACTGATGTATCGCTCCCCAAAACACAATAAAGAATGTATTCATAAGAATCTTGTTTGACTACGGCATGGAATAAATCTGAATAGATTAAGTTTATATCAGAAAAACTTAACGGCTGGTCATCGGCGGACGCGAAAAGGTCATTTGTCTCTTCTGATAAATGATCACTCAAAATTTGGAGACCATATCCATCAAATATCGCTATTTTTTTATCTGTCGTAATAAAAATTAAAACTGTCCCTATTTCACCACCCATATCAACTTCTTTAATTGAATAATGAGCTGGCGTTCCTACTCCTAAAACTTGATCAACTTGAAAAGTCGGGTTAGAACCAAGATAAGTTACCCGATGGACAGAATACCGTTTAAAAACATAAAGTTTCCCTTTTAATATCCTTACTCCAGTAATAATATCTCCGTCATTGGTGTCAAAATTAAGAGTATTGCTCGCTCCCCAAGCTGTATAATCTGAAAGAGTAGAATATCGCCCTTGATTTGGACTACCTCTTATTCCAAAAATAAAAGAATAGTTTTTCCATATAATAAAAAATTTACCTAACGGAGCAGCTGAAACTACCGAAGCGTTTCCTGTCCCCGTGTATGTGTAAAGTCCAATATCCGTATTTATTAACGCTCTCCCTGACTGCCAATCCCCAAACGTCCAGTAACGAGACGAAGTAATTGCTAAAATGTCCGCAGAATATGCCGCTGTTGGAGGAGTAAAATTTGCCGTATAACGGGCTATGCCTTTAGAAATTCGTATCTCATCCATCCATCCATTTAGATATTGAGAATTTGCCGTATCTGCGCCGATTAGCAAAGCAGCGGAAATATTTGGGATAGAAGTTGAATCAGTCGTTGAACCTAAGCTTACTCCATCTATATAAGTCGTAAATACTCCGTTATATCTTACTAATGCTACGTGATACCATGTATTTGTCGAATGCGTCCATGATTTTGCATGTGAAATTACAGTTGCACCATTTTCCATTGTAAATGTAATAATATTACTTGTAGTTGCCAATCTCCAGTATGGATTTCCTGCCGCAGTTTGACATATAAATATTTGAGTTCCAGACGTTGAATTAAATCTTACTTGAAAATCAAGCGTAAAATCGCCTGTATCGAAATACCAATCATCACTATCTGAAACAGTTACATAATCACCAGTCCCATCAAATAATATAGAAGCCGTTCCAAATTTTTTTTGAGCAGTATCTAGTTGAGCATCTCCAACCGCCGTTACGGGTTTTCCTATTTCATCAGTAATTGTAGTAGAAGCATCTGTCCCGTCTCCATGAAGCATTAATTTCGTATAAGAATCCCATGCCGCCCCCCCGCCAATCGCGTCCCATACCCCATCCGGCGTTCCTACCACGTTTTTATCCATTCTATACAACTGTGTGCCAAATATTCCTAAAAGCATATTTTTAGAAGAAAAATCGAATAAGGCTTCTCCATCATCCCCACGAATCCCATCCGTAATATAAACTTCAAAACAAGCGTCATGAATTTCAGTTGTCCACGTTGTCCCATCATAAACGCTCATTGTCCCATCTGGATAAATTATGTCGTAATTATCCGCTCCCCATAAAATATAATTTGAACTGCTTATTGTAAACGCGCCACTTAACACAAGATGATATTGAGTGCCTGCGGTTAAAGAAGGATTTGTCGCGAAGGTGAAAGTTACCCAAGCGTAACTTGTAGTAAGGGTATCTGAAATATCAACGGCAGTAGCTGTCCCATTCGTTACGGCTGAACCAGAAGGGAGTCCTGAAGAATTAGTTTGGATTGTAAGCGTGATTGTATCTGTTCCTGCTGGAGTGCCTGTATTTTTAAGCCATAACCTTATTTTTGTAACTGGGCCGGAAGTATTGCACTTAAAGCCTTGTGAGATTTGAGTGTTAGAAGCGGTATCTCTTAAACTATGATCTAATGTTTGATATCCCGGGGGATAAAATACATCTAAATTATCCGTTTCAACTGGCGTTGAATTGATTTTTGAAAATCCCCCTCTTTTTATAAGACGATTGATAGACCCCGCGCAATGAAAATTCCTCATATTGGGACTTTTATTAAGCCCCATTTTAATAATCGGAGTTTTAGTATCTTGCCCCCCCGACCAGTCATCTATGACCGCTATAGCTTGACGTATCAATTTTTTTACCTTTTATCAATAATCGTTTATCATTATTCCGCGAGATTCATTTATTGGGATTACAGGCCGACCTAATCGAGAAATTTCCCCTTTTCCCTTATCATCAATTTTATGCATAGCATTTAAAATTCTCATAGCTTTCATTTCCCAAGTCGTCATCCCTTTTTCATCCCCTTGTTTCCCTAATAAATCAGATACAGCAAGATAAACAATGGCTAATTGAGACGATGTATCTGGGATTTCAGGAACATCAGTATCTCCTGACAATTCAATGACTTTTTTTATATAATCATAACTGATCGTCGTGTATTGACTAACGAAAGACCCTGAAGGCCGAGGGGAGAATTGAATTTTTTGAGTTCCATCAACTTTCGTGATACGGCAAAATGAAGGAGTCCCGTCGGTATCGTTATCGCTTTTTTCCGCCCACTCATCATCATCTTCAACATCAATAGGAATTCTATTCCCATTGGAAATATACCAGCATGAAAGAATATGATCGAAATTTGAAGTTAAAGTATATGCTTGAGTTGAAGCTGTTGGAGTAATAGTCGATTCACGTTTTAATTGTTTCCAATCCCGTAAAGTTGAAATTAAACGCAATGCGTCGTTTGCCGCCCGCTTTGCTTTTGTGTCTGCGCTTGTAACCTTATTGATATTGGCATAATCTTTAATTCGAGTATAAATATCGCTGAATTCTAATCCAAATGAAACGCTCATTTTTACTCCTTATAAGGTATCAGCCACTTCTCTTATTTTTTTTGCCAATTCGTTCAATTCAAAAACTTTTCCCTTCAATTCCGCTGTCTGTATAACCAAATTTTTTTGTAAACCATCATTCGACTTAATGAGGTTTTCAGCTTCTTTAATTTTTTCATTTAAAATTAAAACCTTTTCAACTGCCTCCGCTTCTTTTAAATTAGCGGCTGTCAATTTTCGTTCCGCGAGAGAAACAATCTCCCCTGCTTCTTCCTTAGCTTTAAAAACAACATCTTTTGATTTTTTTTCAATTTCTATTTGTTCCTCTATCAAATCTGAAATCCGCTTAGACGCTAAATTATTTTCCTGTATAAGTTTAGATTTCTGCCCTTCAAGTTTTGATACTTCTTTTTGAAGATATTCGCTGTCAGCTAAATATCTTTGTTCATCCGGCGATAATAAAATTTTAGCCATTACTTTTCTCCTTTTTTAGGCCTTCCTCGTCCCCTTTTCAATGATTCTATTATTGGAGTAAGGATAGTTTCACGTGGAACATCAACATTTTTTATGGGTTCTTCCGTTTTTTCTTCTTCCATCACAATTTCAAAATGCACCCTGTTAGGCAGACTAAAGATGTAATCAATCACCTTTTTTTCTTTGATATCCAAAGTCCAATTATTATCTTTCGTAAAAAAATAGTCTTTCCTTGCAAAACATATTTCGCCTTGATTCCTCCCCCCGACATACCTAATTTTCATAAAAACAAAGACTCCTTTTCTTTATTATAAATCCCAAGCAACCCAAACAAAATGATCGCTGTCCCCGCTAATCTCGGATAATCCATGAAACTGTATCCTACCCCCACTATCGCCAAAATTAAACAAGAAGAAAACAACGCTTTTCCAAAGTTATCGTCCATCTTTACTTTAAAAAAATTGTCTTTAAGAAACAGAAAAATAACTATCAGGCCGCCAACACCAAGCCAATGAGTAACATCAAAATAAATACTATATGAATCGGTATATATTTTTTTTTCTAAATCATGCCCAATATATTTAAAAACATTAAACCCGTATCCTGTAACCCAATGTTGGCTGATCGTTTTTAACGATTCTCCCCAAACATCAAAACGAAGAATAAATTTATGAAAATTTTTTATTAAAACCAAAAAACAAGCTGCTGCAACGCAAATCAAAATTGAATTACTAAAAATTTTATTTCTAAAAAAATAAGCCATCCCAATTATCGCTGGGATTATAGCAGTCCCAGACTTAGACAATAAAAGGCCAATCATCGGGACAACCATTAACCAGGGGTTCAACGCATAACATATCGGCATCGCCAACGCTTGATATATTCCAAGATGTGTTTTATATCCCATCAACCCAATTACCTCATGCGTAGGGGATGGATGATAAATCAAATGGATATTCATCGCTTGTAAAACGGCAAACCCCGTGTTTAAAGACGCTACGATAGCGATTGCAATAAAAACTTTTTTAACGCTTTTTTGGTCAAAACAAACGGATACAAGATAAAAAAGTAAAAAACCTAAAAAAACGATTAAGAAAGAGTTGATTGTTTTTGGATGGGAATACACATTAATAAACGCCAACAACAAAAACCATTTTATGTATTCATCTTGATAAAGTCTTTTCGGATTATCAAATAACGAAATGATACTTAAAAAAAATATTCCATACATAAAAAATTGGACTTGGAATAAATTTATACTGGAACTGAAATACCCGAATTGATACCACTGAAGAGCGGCAATCGATAACACGCTCGGAGATAAAAAAAGGATTGGCGATAAAAAAAGAAAAGCTATTAAAAAAGGATTAAACATTATTCCCAATTTAAAGTTACAAATCCGTTCGTAACGGTCAAATATAATCCCGTCGTAAATGGAATCGGCTTGTTTGTATAATCTTTGAATTGACTATTACCAGAAGTCGCCTCTGACCCTTCGGATTTTACGTTTACAGGATCATCCGTAGCTACGGTATATGAAGTCCCGTCATAAATAATAAAATTTCCATTAGCCGCGGTAGCGATGAAATTAACGGAATAAATTTTTCCATTACCTGTCTTAATTAACTGACTGGTCTTATAAGTCGCTATAGTTGAGTTATCTCTATCAGCAAAAACAAACGCAGGGAAAAATAGCGTAAACATAAAAATAAAATAAAATATTTTTTTCATTTATCCCCTCACTTAAAAAAGGGGAAGGGTAATTTACCCTTCCCCTAATTATTAGATTTAATCATAAACAACGTGCACTGTCGCCGTTGAAGTCATAATAATCAAACCATCGACGAACGGAATTCCTTCTTCTCCAAAATCAAAAGTAGGAAATGAATCATATTGCGTAGCTTCCCCTCCTTCGCCTAGAACGTTCTCTTTGGTACCCTGTGTTGACGCGCCATCTATCCCGACACTGCTCGCGTCATGCACAGAATAAGTCGCGTTTGCGTCTGCGGCAAACCCGCTTATTCGATACAAAGTCCCGCTATGAGACGTAATAACTTTGTTTTCATCTACCGCGACTCCTGATTTCTTTTTTTTGGTTCTGGTTGAATCAGCATTAACATTTAAAGAAATTAAACTGAATCCAACCATTGCCATAAAGAATAAAACAATTAACTTTTTCATTTTGTTCTCCTTTATGATTAGATACTAATTGGATTATCAGCATAAGTTTTCATCAAAACAAAATTGACCGCCGATCCAGCGCTATCCTTAATCGTTTGCTGGCCATAAACCGCGGCAACACCTAACCCATTTTCAAAATAAGAACCATCAGGGAATCTATAATCTTTCCCTTCCGTGATAGGAGTAGGTTTCATCCCCCAACCACGAACAGCGATCTCAGCGCCAAACCCTATTACCGTCGCTACGTTACGCTGCGTTATCAATGCCCCCGCGGTATGAGCGGCGGCAGTTGTCCCGTTTGCCCCCCTGGTCAAACCAGCAAAACGATAAGTAGAGCCAGTTACCCCACCAGCAGTAATGCTGGTGTACACGATTTCTTCACTGTCAATCGTGATTGTTCCAGTTGAAGAAAAGAAATCACCTAAATCCTGCTTCGTTGTAGAACTATCAAAATCGATAGTCGTCGAACTAGATGTAACCGTCGTCAACAATCTGGCTTCAGGTCTTAACGGTGTTCCTAAAATGTTATTCGCGGACTTTTTAGCCTTCATACTATAAATAATCACGCCGTTATACATTCCAAGTGCACCGGTAAAAATACGGTTTTTCATATAATCCCTAGGGCCAGCGTCTCTTTGAGACTGTTGCCAAACCGCATCACCTTTTAAATGATACTCGTCAATTTCAGAAATTACACAACCATAAAATTCTTCTTCTTGTCCGTTCGGGCCTTCTGAACGGATAGGAATGGCTGTCCTTTGAAGAGCTAACTTAATACGATCAATCTCTTCAGTCCCAAAATGACTGTTTGTTCCCAATGACGCTAAAGTTGTCGCGCTCCCAGCGTACATCGTGTTAGAAGAATCAGCTAACAATTCTTTGGTCAAGTCAGTATCAATTTTTCTTTTCAACCAATCAGACAATTTACTTCGGATTGTTTGAGCGATACTAAAATTAAGCTTTTTCTCAACAACCTTTGTATACGCAATTGCGTTACGAATCCACTCAACCGTTAAAGTATATTGACCTAAAGCTAACTGATCTTCATTCCCTGTTAATTCATTTTCACCAACTACACCAGCAGAAAAAACATCAGAAACGGTATTGAACTTAATTGTGTCTCCTGGTTTTTTAGTGAAATCTTCATTAACGATAATCGGCTTTCCAGACCCTTCTTTTCCTTCAAATGTACTACCCCAAAAAGCTCGATTGATTGCGTCATCACGCAACCGATCTGCCCAGTGCGTGGGAATAGCATTTTGTAATACTCCAGCCCCTGAATCATAACCCATATTATTCAAGGTTTCTGCCCCTCTTTCATTCCTTAAAGAATAGAAGAGGAATTTTAAAAAATTAAACATATTTATCCTCCTGTTTGTGCTAAATCGTGAGCATCTTTTTCATCTGAAGATAATTTTGAGTATTCTTCATACGTCAAATTTTTCTTTACTCCAGACGCTTTAGAACCTTTTCCCTGAATAGCAGCTAACTTCCCTTTATCTGAATTCTGCTGTTTAGCTTGTTTCGACAATAAAGCGTAAGCCTCTGCTACCGCAAGATACTCTCCATCAGTATTCGTCCATTTATGAAGAGTTCCATCGGGATTTAACTGAACGTATTTATTGGCAAATATCACATTAGCAACTTTGTATAAAGGACTAGAAGGGTTTATCTTCCCGCCTTTAACAAAATCGAATTCATCCCCAAATTCTTCCATTGATTTATTTCTTGAAGCAGTAGTCTCGGAAACGTATTTAGCGGATTCTTCTTGTCTTTTATTTTGTTCGCCAAAAACTTCCATTGCCTGTTTTCTGGAATAACCACTGAACGCTTTAACAAATTCAGGATCATACCCTTTTAACGTTTCCTCAAAATCATCTTCTTTTTTAGGCGTTGGCGTTGAAAGGGATTTTGGTTTCCATGTTTTTGTATTGTGGTCGTATTCCGCGAATTCATGCAGCTTGCCTACCAATGGTGTTATTTGTCCTTGACTGTCCATATAACGCTTTTTATATGGATTATCATCCTGCTCCCAATCAACCGTTGGTTGAACGGATTCTGGGGTTGTTTCAACGATTACTGGTTCTGTTTCAACTGTGATAGGCTGTTCAGCCATGATTCACTCCTTGTTTGCGATTCTCAAATGAGGTTATCGCGGGTTAAAAAAAAACGGCGAGCCAACAGGTTTTATCCTGTCAACTCGCCGTCGCTTAAAGCGGTGGTGCGCTAAACTAAATTATTTTTTTACATTTTAAAACATATAAATCCCATAACTGATCTCTATGTTTTTTAATTTTTTGATATGAAGAAATTTTTTTAAAAGATTTCATTCGGCCCACGCCTCAGTTTTCCTTCCATGCTTTCCAGTAACCAATAAAATCTAGAAAACTTTTTTCTAAATTCTTCAGGATTTGTTTCATCATTAACGAAATCACTTATTGCTGTTTCCATTTCAAGATAATTCATTCTTTCCGCTTGAACACTTGCTGTTAAATTTTTAATCTCCCTGTCTTTGCTTTCAATGATTAAAAGAAGATGGAGCAAATATCTCCCAATGTTAATTTTGTCCTTTTTTGCTTCTACGCTATATCCAACTCCTAATTTATACCCAAAATCATGCTTTTCAGAAATCGTTTCAAGGTTTTCAATTACTCTTCCCATAGAATACAAGCGGAATTTAAACCATTGATTTAATTTTTTCTCAACCAATTTGATATTTTCTAAATTTAATTTATTCTCATCACCCAACGTAATAGCAATGGCTTGCCTAATGTTCTCTATCTCAGGAGAATTTTTAAATTCTTCAATAAATTTATCTACTTCTGTCTTTATATCTTTCATTCTACCTCATCTGTAACCCCACGCTTTACCTTCTTAGAAATATCGCCTTTATGCACATCAATGCTAATCCTTCCAGTAAATTTCTTAATCAATAGGTCAGCGAGATATTGGATAAATTTTTCTAAGGTCATTCGATCACGCTCAATCTTCGTTTTTTTCCATTACATCCGCTTCGTCTTCTTTATCCTTATCTTCAGAAGTCATTTTGTCATACTCGTCTTTTGACGATTCCCCTTTCCCTGAATACCCCATCTTACGGATTTCTATCGTCATCTCTTTACCAGAATCATTCTCGCTTTTTGAAACAATTTTCCCCATAATTTCAAGACGACACATGTCTCCAACATTTTTTTTATTCAACTCTTCAAGGATATTATGACTTAAATGTATGGATGGGTACATCATTTTATCTTTCTTCCCCGATGGTGCGATTGTCTCATCATAATTTTCCACCTTATGCCCCATATCAATCATCATAATTTTTCTCCCAATTTTGCATTCCCTTCTAACTGTTTTGGAATTTTTTTAACTTCTTTATAAATTTGCAATCCAAGTTGTAAACGTTTTAAATCTTCTCCAGTCAAATCCAAACCATTCTCTATTTTACTACGAAATGCTTCTATCTTTTTTTCTAAAATTTCTTCATAAATTTTCCATCCTGGACTTTTAGAAATTTCTAACCAGGAACTAAATTTTTCTTTTGCTTCCGCTGCCGCCTCAACCCTTTTTTTATTCCATTCAAGCCCCCACAGCAACGCCGCTTCCCGCCTTTCCTTGAAGTTTAGCCATTTCTAACTGCGTTTGAACTTGTTGCGCCTGCGCCTGCGCCGCCTGCACCGCTTGTTTGTTTTGCATTATTTGCTCTTCAGTGTTTAACCTGATATTCCTTACATCAATGGCACTCATCAAATTATTAGATACATCCAACATCGTCAATTCACTAATCGCTGGATTTTTACCAAAAGAATCAACAACTGTTCTATACGCGAGAATTGCCCGCTCCTGCTCTAACTGACGATTGATATTGATTGAATTCCCAACAGATTCAAAATCAAAATTTCCTGCCCACGAAGCTTTATTTATCGATTTAAACGGATTTTCTTTTTGTTCCGTCAACTGAAAGATAAAATCATCTTCAAGATTTTCAGAATTAAGGTCAACAATAAACTCATATAAATCTTCATTCACATCCTGTAACGCGCGAATCATATCGTCAAATTTTATGTTCCCTTCCCCAACAACCGTTGCAATGCCTGACGCGGTTCGATTGGAAGCAAGGCCGCCAGTATCACTCACAGCATAATCCATAACTCCAAAAAGTTTCTGAACCATCCCTAAAAGAAAATTCATTTTAGCGAATTCAATCTGTTCCGATTTTGGAAGTTCAAGAACTTTATACCCATTCGGATTTTCGGTTTTCCATTTTATCCCAGGCCCAAAAGGATTAAGTTCTTCTTCGTGATCTGGAGGCGTTAAAATCGGAGGGTTATTGGTAATTGAACCTCTATCTATCATCTGGTTAAAAACGGCGTCAATCATATCCCTCATCCCAATTAAAAATTCAGGGACACCTTTTCCATAAGGACTCCCTTCCATGGGAATAATTTGATAATGAAAAAACGGACGAACAGAGAATGAACTCAACATCCATCCAAGTAAAATTTTATGTTTTGGACAAACAAAGGCAACTATTTCTTCATCTTTATCATCTTTGTCAATGTCGTATTTTCCATACCATTCATAAATTTTAATCGGTTCACGCATGGCTTTATTATGATCAGAGGCTTTAGCAATCATATATTCATGAATTTTATCCACATTTTTAAATTTTCCATCTTGAATATCCCCTTTTCTCCTCACCAACCAATCAAAAGTTTTTTCGTAAACATCGCAAATCCAAGGCCATTCTTCAATCTCTGGACTATCCGCGTCCTTAGGAATAACAATTTCTTTAATTGTCCGGCCATAAATCATCGGCCCTTCATAAACGGTTTTTTCTTGCTGCTCTTCATCAATAACCATTTCAGGCATTATTCCTAATTCGTCTAATGGTTCTGGCTGATAATCCGATTTAACTTCAATCGGTTTTCCAGTAGAAGGATCAGGAATCAGCTGATTTGTCCTCGGGTCTTTTAAATAACGAGTTATCCGGTTAAACGGTCTTGTCCTTTTTTCCCAAACACATTTAGCATATCCGTCCCCTTCAATAACAACTGTCTTAAAAATAAGTTTCATTCTTCGATAAATTTTCATCATTCTGGTCAACTGATAGTTCATCGCTTCTTGAACAATCGGGGCTTTAGGAATATCACTTGGCCCTTTTCCCGTTATCCAAACTATCGGCTTTGAACCATAACAAACTTTTAGAAATCTAGGAAGCAATCCTTCAATCGTAAAAGCGTCAATAGGTATTCCAACATCAGAACACCCGCGCCATGGTTCATTTTTAGGATTTTTCTTAGGGTTATCACCCCACCCCAACAAACCGGAAATAGAACGTTTCGCTTCATAACGTTTAGAATATTCTTTAACTTCAGAAATTCGTCCTTGTTGATGAGCAATCGATTCATCTACTTCGCGAATAATGAAATCTCTTAAATTGTCTTCCATATCTTGTTTAGACTTTTCCATATTTTTTCTTATTTTCTTTTTCTAAATCCATTCCTAACAAAATTCATCACCCCGCCAGAGAATGGAATAACTTTATTTTCTTCTTTTTTCTGCGGCTTCGGATTTTTTACAATATCCTTACACCATTCTAAAATCCCAAGAGAACGAATAGGGTCTTGCCACCATTGCGCCGGAGCCTCAATTATCAACTGTCCTTTTTTAATCCATATTTCTGCTATCTTGAAATCAGAAGGCTCTTTTGGGTAATCTGGAATTTTTCCGTTATCAGGCTGAATTGGCGACTGTTCTGTTTTTTCTTCTTCAGACATCTTTCTCCTTTAAAATTACTTCCAATTCATAACAAACATCTTTTAATAAAGGCTTAGATAACGAAAATTGCACAAAATTAAATTCACCTGCTTCAAAAATTTTTACTTTGTTTATAAGCATATCGCTTAAAGGTATGAACTCTGCTTTAACTGTAACTTTAGACATTATCATCTAAATTATTTTTAAAATAAAAATTAAAATACATATAATTATTATAATTTCGATAAAACTTAATGAACATTCATTCCCATATTTTTCAGTACCCAGATAACCCCCTGAATCTTTGAACTTGTCTTTGAGGCACGAATTTTTCTTTATACGGCTGTTCAACTCTTACCTGTCCCGCAATCGCCCGCGCTAAAACCAAATCATCACACTTGCTCTTTTCCGCTTCCGGTTGACCTCTCTGCGCATTGTTAATAAATGTCCAGCATTGCCCTATCAAATCGCTGTCTAACAATTCCGTTGACTCTTCCGCTATCTCTTCAGCAAACTGCATCAACATCTGGGGGCGAGTTAGACGATTCGTATTCCATCCAAGTTCCATCGTTTGTTCTTTAACTCCCGTTTTTGTTTTTAACTTCCGATAAATTTTCCCGTAAGTTTTATACAAATCCTGATTCACGGCGTATCCATATCCTTTATTTTCACAAACTACAATCGCCTCATTGTAATAATGTCCCAATAATTTTAAATCCAAAGCGAACCTGTCGGGCGGGATGTTATGGTTATACACGCACGCCGTCTTATTCGTTCGTTTATTTATCACTATCGCCGCTGATTTATCGCCATGCTCTAACCCTTCCGCGGGATCGCCGGCGACAATATACTGTTCATTTTTTTTAGACAATTCATATATTTTAAATAATCCCAACGGATTTTCTCTTAACACATAACGAAACTCTTCTTTTACAATCCCAGCGACCTTTAAACAATTCTTAACTTCCTGCCTCTTTAAAGCGTCTCTATCAAAAAATAAGTTACCCGTCGCCACAAAAGCGTCCTGCCAGCACGCCGGATTATCTTCGTTAAACTTATTCAAATTGCCGGAACAGTTATTGACAATATCCCATCTCCGCCAATTTATCTGTTCATCCGTTAAGTTATACTCTTTTTTTAATTGCGCTTCACTCTTTAAAAAATTGTCCTTTTCCATCGGCGTTACGAACCTGATGTTTTCAATCGGATAGAACAACCCTTCCTCTAACATTAAAATATTTTCTGGAATTTCCCACCACGCGTAAAATAATGGAATCCAATCTGAATTCCCATTGATCGCTTTAATCCAATAATCATAAAACTCTTCATACCCATTAGCTGTCGTCTCTAAAAATATCATCGTCCCTCCAGCGAACGGAACAGCATGTCCCAATCCCGACATGATTTCTTCTAAAGATTTCACCCAGCGGCTTACTTCCGTCCCATGCACGAACTGGAATGTGAACTTACGGCCAACATTTTGATTGTCCGCCGTATCTATCAAAATTTGAGAATTTAAACCAGAAAATTCTAGTTTTTTCTCGTTACTGTGTTTGATTTCTGGTTTTAAATGTTCATCTAAATATTCTTGAAATAATTTTTGCATTTCAAAAATATAATTTGACCCGTCTAAATCATCCGACACCACACAGGCATTAACCCCTTTCATCCTCGAAGTAAACGCATAAATAATCGCTTCTATCACCGTGGAAATCCCAGCCTGTCGGGCTTTAAGGATCAGTACTCTCACCGGCTTTCCACTATAAAAAACTTTCTTAACCAATTCTATAAATCGACGCTGAATCGAATTAGGAAAAAATATTTTTAACCCTTCGTTCTTCGTCTTTATCGTCAAGAATCCATGCTCTAACAAAAGAAATGGGTCTTTCCCCGTAAGCCTGAGTTCTTCCCTCTTTCTTTCGACACTTCTTTCTTCCGCCGATAAAACTTTATCTTCCGTCAAAACACTCAATTCATTTCTCCCACTGAACTTTTCATTCTATTCAAACGTTCCATCGAAAATTGATGGTCTTCAAAATTCACGCTTAATTTTTCCGTCGGCAACCCTTCTAACAACTGTTTGGTCTTTACTAAATCACTCAACGAATCTTTACTTTTATTATTTATCTTCGCCGCTTCTTCAATCGCAATCTGATCGTTCTCAACTCCAGCTTTTAAAAGCTGCGTTATCATCAATTCATTATCTATCCTTAAATTTAAAATATGCTCAATCTTCTCTTTTAAATTTTTTTTATCAAGAACGCTGACGTCCATCGCGGCGTTTAATATTTCTTTTAAAATACTTTCATCTGGGATATGTACAGCAGGATTGTACTGCGGAAGAAATTTATTGCTTTTTGAGGGATCATCCATAAGTTATAAAACTTTACAACTCATAAAAAAATTGTCAAGCTAATTTTTATTCCTTTTAAAAATAAATTTCATCAAGGGGAAATCACTCTTCATCATTCCCAGCCTTTTATTAATGTCCGTTCCATACAAATCTCCCACTGACCCAACCCCCAGCGTCAACGCCGAAACAGCATTCACGACATTCCACCCAACATTAAAAGCGTGCCCACCCGCCCCTTTACGGGCCGACCAATAATTGTTTACCACCACCAACGCACTGTAATACTGATCGTTATTCCAATGTGAAACGGGTATCAAATTGTTAATCGTATACAAATCAACAAGGTAATGTTTGTCTATCGGATTGTCCGGTAACCCCGACTCCGTATGCGCTATCTCATGCAATATCACGCACCCAATTATCGCTTTGTAATCTCTTGGATAATAAAATTCGTATACATACTGTAAAAAATACTCAGGAATGTAAATTACCCTGTCCTTCGTCTGCGGTATCCCCGCCGGTTTTGTTTCCTTATCTTTTGTTATTTTATACGTGTAATACGCCCTGTATTTTAACGGAACATACCACAGCGCTTCCGTCCATATCACCCCGACTTCTTCCTGGTAATCCATAGGTAAAACGTAATACTTTGATGAAAAATTTAAAGAAGCACACCCCCCTGTCAATAAACTTAAAATTAAAAATCCATACCTTATCTCTTCACACAAAATAGTCTCCTCACCCAATCCCTGCGTATCCTGTCCCTCAAAAATTTCGGTAACTTTGGCTTCTTCATCTCCACACCCCCTATCCCTCAAAAACCCACAGTGTCGAATTTGGTTTATTAAATAATTGATATAGCAAAAACGACCCTGTGTATCTCCCCTCAAAATCCGTCCTGCTCCTCTTTACTCAAATTCCGCCACTTCTCCCCCCACTCTACCAAATCCCGACCGTACTTATCAACCTGCTTATCTTTATCCCCGAAATACCAATGCCACCCTTCCACTCTCCCCTCAATCGGCGGATTCCGCTCCCAATATTTTTGTGTTATAAATTTCATCCTTACCCATCCCTGATTATGTTCATTACTTGAACATTTCTTTCTTTTCTTTAATCACCTTTTTTCTCCTACTCCTGTGTAGTTACTATGGCTTACAACATTTTATGCGTCCGTCGGGCTCGACGACACGTCGCTGTACTTAACACGCCTCGTCGCTATTATCCACTATCCAAGTAGCTAGTAACAAAAAAAATTGTTAGTCTTTTATAGTCTTTTATAATACTCTTATTTTTATACAGTATGCGCGGAGCGTCCCCCTTCCTTCTATATATGCCAATTCATATTTTTCATTATCTTACCCAATTTAACTCCCCCACTCTTCTATCCCTTTTCTTAAAATTCCAGCTATCCACTCCCCTTCTTCCTTCCTGATCCTTCCTAATTTCTCGAAACGCCACCCTTCTCCTTGCTTTCGTTCACGCGAAATATGAAACTTCTTCTCCCCACCATTATATGAAAAAATACCCACCGTCATCCTTGTCTTTTCAAACTCCTTAACCTCTTTGAAAAATTCTATATCTAATTTTACGTCATACGCCATTCCTCACACCCCCCCTTTACCTTCCCTTCACTTTTAACGAAATCGTTCGCCTCAATTGAATTCTACAGAGCAAACTGGCCTTCCTAGTTCACCATTCTCACCCCATTTTTACACAATCCCTAAAGTTTCATTTCTTAATAGTGGTAAGGTGAGGGGATTAAAAATAATTTTCAAATATCCTCGTGCCCCCTCCCCCCCCTCTCTCTGGGATTACTTTTTGTCTACTTAACTCATTGCAACACAACAAGTTACTTTACAATAACTTACTTCATATAATAGGGGTTATGTTAACTTGACACCGTCGAGGACTTAACTATATCATCGTTATTGTCAACTTGCTTGTCATCCGTAACATCCATAACCTCTTTATTCTCACTATTTTTTATCAAAAATCTAGATTTCCCTCCAAAAAACCCTCCTGCACATCTGGCCGCTAGCTCTGCAGATATTGGACGGATAGACGCAACATTGTTACATTTTACTCCAATATAATATCTACGGCGTCCGTAGTGGGCGTTGTCAGGGAGGTATCCGATCTGTTTAATCTCAAAAAATTTAGCCATATATTTTGTAATTTTGGGCCAGGGCATAATATACCCCAGAGTTGTGTTAAGGTGATTTCTAAAAATAGTCCGGTCAACGAGTAATCCGGGGCCAACAGTGCAGTGATCGCGAATAAAATTCTCAACAATTTTTTCATCGGCGCCGGAAATTTTTTTATGAATATTTTTTTGAAAAAGTGGCATGTGAATAAGATAACACATTTTTTTTAAAAATCAACAATTTTAATTTTTTCAAAAAAAACTCAAAAAAAATCGCTCACAAATGCCGCTAGGAGGCGCGATCTCTAGGTGAGAGACACTAGTGTATGCCGTGTACTGTGTGTCATATTAAGGTAGTTATTTTTTTAAAAAAAAATCCTCGTCGGTGAGGGGACAAAAAATAAACAAAATCACTATTGACACGTGTACACTATGTGCTATTATAGTGGTAGATCAATAGGCAAGGGCAAGCGGGGCCGGGCGCGGATACGCAGGAGGGGGGCAACGAAATGAAAAAATACGTAACATATTGGATAGACGCTCACGGTAATTATAAATTACCATCTGTTAGCGGTAAATCACGGTACATAATAAATTTTGCTCCAACAGCAGAGAGATTAATCGTGTTAGCAGATAATTTTATCACGGCATTTAATTCAACATGGGGCAAAATTTACGGAATAATTGACAAAAATACTGTAGCTTATATATACCGGTCAGAGATAATGATTAAATAAACCAACACCAAGGGAGGGCGACGAGATGAAAATTTCTAAAAATAAAACAGAGTGGTACTCTAATACAACAAACTATGATTATCCATGGTGTGGAGGAAAAAGAATAATCATAAAATTATGGCATGACATTAATTTGGGGAAAAAATGTACAGTGCAAGAAGAAAAATGCTCCAATTATCAAGGTAAAATAGACGGGCGAAAAACATTAACCGACTACAGTACCACGGAGTTACACGCCGTATGCATAGCCTCAGCCTTAGGATTATTAAATATTAACGGGGATGCATATGAGGATCCGACTGATTATTATCATACTATAAAAATACATAATAGCCCGTACAAATTTTTAGCTCACGGGCACGTCGTACGGTAACAGGGGCGTGGAGGGCGGCGAAATGAAAAGAAAAATAATTTTAAATTATCCAAAATACACAGCTACTATACAGGACTATCAGTATACCAGCCGAGCTCCCGTATCCGTCCGTATCGCGGGATTGACGGACGGGGAGTGCAAAAATATTTTAGGCGAACCATGTTTTTTTTATAAATCCGCGAATGCCATGTCGATGGCGGAGGGGATCACGACGGCAAAAAATATCATAGCGGAATTGTCTATTAAATAACCAACACCAAGGGAGGGCGACGAGATGAAAGAGATAAAAAGGAAATTCTTAGATGGGATGTTAAAAGGATTGATATATACGGGACAAACTATGGTAAATTTTAAACTCAATGAAATATACACTGACTCTTTGACTGGCGATAAATATCAAATCATCGAAATTAAAGAGGTTAAATAATTAAACAGGAGGGCGGCGAGATGAAAACCAAAAAAAATAAAAAACATAAAGTTATTTATTACGGGGAAACGATTTTAGAGGCGGCAGAAAATTGCCTCGCAGACCAAGGATTTTTCGACGGAGAAAAAAGTTATAAAATTATTAGCGGAAAATTTTTAAGGGGAAAAATAAAATGCGGATTTACACCAAATCGGTGTGAGGAGTGGGAATTTGATATTATTTTAAAACGATAAAAATAAAAGACGCTATTCCCCGCCTCGGTTCGTCGCCCTCGACTGGAGAAATCCAGTGGGGCGGGGGTGCTAAAGGAGATAAGATGGAAAACAAATTTTTAAAAGTTGGCTGGACGGTCGGATTACCAAATAAAAAAATGGCAATCATCGGCGAAGTGGACAAAAAAAATGGATTGTATCTTTGTGTTTTGAGAAATGGTGAGCGAATATCGAAAAAAATAGACGAGATAGAATTACTATCAACAGAAAGTTTGTTTTAAAATAAGGAGAAAAAAATGAAAAACAATACCGTTAAATATACGCCAGGCCCATGGATGTTGTGTCAAAAAACAGTCAGCTACATTGGTGAGGCATGTTATGTTGTCGACAAAAATGGACAGGGGATCGCCGATACAATTAATTTGACCCCTAAAATCGATGTAGATATGGCATGTGCCAACGCCCGACTTATCGCCGCGGCGCCGGATTTGTTGGAGGCGTGTAAAATAGCCGTTGATTGTATTGATAAGTCTCTTTTTATAAGCGGGATAAAAAATCCATTTTTAAGGGAGGCCAGGATGGTATTGGCTGTCGTCATCTCAAAAGCCGAAAAAAACCAAAATTATTATCTACTAAAAACAGAATAATTTAAAATCGAAAGCGCGTTTTAAAATCATTATATTTTTAAATATATAATAAAATAGGGGGAGTAAAATGAAAATAATTTTAGATTTAACGGAACCCGAGTTAAAACGCATTATCTTTTTTTTGGAAGATGGATTGGAAACCTTTGAAACGGTTGACCAGGACGAAATGGATGATGTGGAATTACTGAACAAACTTTTAACGCAGTTGACGACGCATGGGCAAAAGGAATGAAAAATGAAAATAACGGAAAAAAGGAGAAAGAATGAAAATAACAGAAAAATGGCTTAATAAAAAAAATGCATGCGCCGACGGAAAAAATTGGGTTCTTGAAAATTATCCTGACACCGACGGAACAGAGTTAGTAGAAAATCTTATACGCGCCCAAAAATTAGATTGGGCTAACTGGCTGATCGTCCGGATTATGGCCAGGCCGCAATATCTCGCCTACGCAATTTTTGCAGCAGAACAAGTTATAGATTTTTTCGAAAATAAATACCCACACGATAGACGTCCTTGGTTAGCAATTGACGCGGCAAAAAAAAGTTTGGCAGATGATACGTCGAGAAATTCGGCCGCCGCAGGGGACGCAATGGCCGCAAGGGCCGCCGCAAGGGCCGCAGGGGGCGCCGCATGGGCCGTCGCAGAGACCGCAGGGGCCGCATGGGCCGTCGCAGGGACCGCAGGGGCCGCAGGGGACGTCATAAAAATTAAAATATTAAAATACGGGACAGGATTGTTAAAAAAAATTAGGGAGATAGAATAATTTATGAAAATAATTTTAGACTTGATGGAAAAAGAGTTAAAACGAATTATATTTTTTTTAGAGGATGGATTGGAAACCTTTGAAACGGTTGACCAAGACGAAATGGATGATATCGTTTATCCATAGAATTTGATAACTTACAGCAAAAGCTAAATCGTCTTAAAGACAGCAATAGTTTTTTAAGAAATCAAATTTTACAAGCCAAAATTCAACATAAGAATTCTTTTGATTGTGATAAATTTTTAAAAAAGAGAATATCTAAAAGTTCTTGACACAAAAAAATAGGGATGGTATCATTTTGGCATGTTAAATAACGCGAGGCAAAAAGGACAAACCGATGATCAATTTATTTTTAATAAATAGCCACGATTTCGACCTTCGCGGCTTTTTTTATTCCCTCTCGTTGCCTCGCGGCTAAAAAGGTTTGATCCTTTCGAGGGGGAATTTTATTTTTAAAAAACATGCCTCCTGGATTTATAATTTTACAACGCAAAATTTTTGACTGGTATGGATACCAAAACCCTAAACGCTTACAATTATGGATAACACTGCTCCTGTTGGCTACGTTTAAAGATCATCGCATAGTTTGGAACGGAAAACCTATTGATTTACACCGAGGAGAATTGATCACAGGCCGCAGAAAGCTCGTCGGGTATTGCAAAATGAGTGAAAGTTATGTAGAAAAACTACTTTTAGAGTTCGAAATAGAGGGGCAAATAAGACAACAAAAAACAAACACAAGTCGTTTAATCACAATACTTAAATACAATGACTATCAAAATAGTAACAACAATGAGGACAACGGAGAGGACAACGGAGAGGACAACAAAAAGACAACGGAGAGACACAACAGAACAATGTATAACAAAGAAAACAAGGAAAACAATATATCTATACCGCCAGCTTTAGAAGAAGTTTTGGCTTACAAACTCGAGATAAACGGGAATATAGAGCCAAGCCGCTTTATAGACTTTTATGAGTCGAATGGCTGGATGGTAGGCAAAAACAAAATGAAATCGTGGAAAGCCGCATACCGCAGGGCATGTTCGGAATGGGATAAGGAGAAAAAATTTATAAAATTTGAGGGGATATGAAAGGAATAAAGCGATATGGAAGGAAATAAATTTGGTGTATCTATTAGTTCTACCGGCATTCTTATTTTAATGCCCCCAACGAGAGAATTAACTAAAGCAGAGGCTTTGGAATTTTCCGCCTGGATTGTTGTGCTTACTGGTGGACGTGAAAAATTTTTACCAATTTTGGATGAAGTAGAGAGTTCATAAAGCGGTTCGCCCCTCGTTCAAGGGCGTGGATTGAAACTAAACGGAATATGAAAAACATTATAGATTTTTTTACCGAAGAACGTGCGGAACGGGAAGCAAATGACCCTAAAAAATTTTGCTGGTACGGGATCGCGGCCTTAGATGACGCGTTTTACGGTATTCGTAAAAACGATTTGATTGTTATTGGGGCGGATTCGGGCAGTGGGAAAACTGAGATCGGTCTTATGATCGCCAGACATAATGCCATAGCGGGCCGAAAAGTGGCTTTATTTAATTTAGAAGGTGGTCATCGCGCCGCGATCCGCCGGTTAAAATGGCACGATATACGCAATGAATATTACGGTAACGGATGGACGGAAAACGGGTTTGTGGATATGGACTATCGAAAATGGTTAAACGGGGAACTTAAAGGGACAATTTTGGATAAGGTGGAAACAAAGGTTTTAGAGCAATGGCAGGAAAAATATAAGGACAATTTTTATGCCGCGGAAATAAATAGAGGATTTGGAATAGAGCAGTTGCAAATAGAGTTAACGGATTTTCACAGTATGACGCCTACAATGCAAGGAGAAAAAATTATAAGAATGACTTCATTCAACGTTGATTTAATTGTGATTGACCACCTGCAATATTTTGATTTACCCGACGGTGAAAAAGAAATAATCGGATTGACTAAAATTTTAAAATCAGTTAGAGACATTGTCCAATTTTATGACATTCCAGTTATTTTGATTTCACATCTGGTTAAAAAAATGAAAGACAGGGGATTGCCGGATCAAGCGGATTTTTATGGCACGAGTAATATTCCTAAAATGGCGACGGCGGCGATCACTATCTCGCCGGCGTTTGGACTAGCTAATTTATCGGCGGGGATTTATCCGACTTATTTTAGGATTGTCAAAAGTCAAATTCCAAACGTAAAATCAAATTGCGGGATATTGATAAATTTTGATTCGTACACGGGAAATTACTCCAAGGATTATACGCTTCACTCTTTGGATAAATTCGGGATGCCCTCATCGGGGAATGCCATTGAAGAACAATTTTTACCGCACTGGGCGAAAAAAAAGCCGATAAAAATTGAACCCAAAGAAGTCCAAACCGAAATTGGGTGGCAAGAATGAATGGGATAGAACATATAAAAAAAATATTCCAAGAGTTTTGTGTGAGATAGAGCGACGTAGTATAAATGCTGGTAGGATAAAACAGGGGACGCGGAGTTCAGTGAATAAAGAAAAACAAAAAGAGTTTAGCCGAATGTTGCGAGAGCAAGAAAATTTTGATAAAAAATATCGATGGCGGGCTTATCCCGCATGGTCGGTTAAACCGAAAAAAAGGAAAAAATGAAAAATAAATTACGTGCTTTAATTGTAAAAAGTCGGCAAATGGGGATTAATGAGAGAGCATTGTTTAACTGTCTTTTATTAGCTAAAAAAAAGGAAAGGAAGAGTGGGATGAAAAATAAATTACGTCCTTTAAGTTTTGACGCGGTAAAAAAGTTATTCGATAAAAACGGTTCTTTGCATTGTTGTGAAAAATCTGATGTTTTAGCAAAGCTGGTTTGTGATAATTTTGGCGTACCGCCTATCCCCGAGGTTCAAGAATTAAAAAACACGATTGAAAAAGTAAAATGGGAGCAATTTAGGAATCTTTTTTATTGTAAAAGTGTTAATTTACCAAAAATTTATGCTCAAAAAATCCATGATTTAATTTTGAATAAATTTAACTACGTTAGTACTGTCGGGGAATGGGAGCGGAAGATAAAGTCTCCCCCTGCTCAAGGGAATAAAAAAGTGAGCGAAAGAAAAAAATGACACGAAACAAGGAAACAGCTTACCGTACTCCCCTCTACAAAAGTAGACTAGTGCGGTGTCCCGATTGGGTTCTGATGAGTGTAAGGAGTACTGCCGGGTATATGGTTGGCGGTGAGATGAAAGTTTCTACGGTAAGGCATGCGGGAGCAATGCTCAGGCCTAGCGTTCCCATCCTGCTATTGTTTCGATTTTTTATCCGCATAAATTTATTTTACAAAACATTTTTAAAATGTCAATATATTTTTTTAGGACTGGTAAGAAAAGTAAAAGGAGCAGTAAGTCCGCATACGGTGTGGTCTAGCACCGTTCTGCACCTGCCAGTTCCAATTTTAAAAGCTGATAAAGGGAGTTCTGGAAGGTTCTCCCCCGCCGGTGGGGATTCCCGCCGGCCAGCTTAAATATTTTTAGAATTTTGCTTGACAGGACAGAACGCACATGATATACTTGCTATATAAGGGAAAGGAGAAAAAATGAAAAGAATAATTTTTTGGATCGAAGATGAAATTAAAGAAAAAATCCGGCGAATAGTTTTTAATGAAAACACCACAATAAAAGCTCTCGTAACCGCATTGATTGTTGAGCGGATAAAAAGGAATGAAAAAAAATGAACACTGCCGAAGATTATCTGATGACGAAAAAAAAGTGGCGGGACTTGGAACGGGCAAATATCCGCAATATGCTAAAACTGGTATACCGGAACGCCCATGAAGCGCAGCCTAAATTTTTTGAATCGGCCTTGGGCGTTATTGTCCCGTTATTCCTTTGCGCCCTGATGGTTTTGTTTGCGATTGGGGCAAGGGGATGTGAGCCCGGGCCTGCCCAAGCAGGGGAAACAGGGGAGAGAAGCCTCTCCCAAGTGTCCAGAACAGGCACTTTGATAAAGCAAAAACGAACGATCGGCGCTTTAAACGTAAGAAAGGGCGTTATCCCATATTCTGACCAAGAAATTGTGGCGGCTATTTATCAAACAGAGGGAGGCAAAAATGCTCAATTTCCATACGGAATACGATCAGTCCATTGTTCGGGCGAAAAAGATTGCCGCAAGATTTGTTTTAATACTGTCCGAAATAACCGTCAAAGATTTGCAAATTCTGAACGATTATCAAGCGAGGATTTTATTGGATTCCTTGCGAAACGTTACTGCCCTACTGGAGGAGCGTCGCTATCATCTGCAGAGCAGAAATTAAACGGAAATTGGGAACAAAACCTTCGTTATATTTTAGCCAAAAACAGAATGAGAGGTTGGAAATGAGAGAAGAAAAATTGTTTTGTGACAGATGTAAAAATGAAATAAAAACAAAAAATTTTTTGGAAAATTCAATTAAGCTTCAATTAGAAGGAAAAATATACGAAATATGCCTTTTGTGCAAAAAAGAAATTCTTAATTTTATGGTGAAGGTTTATAAATAAAAAATGACCGACTTCCAAAAATCTCTTAAGGCATATAAAAAATGTTTTAATTACAGGCGAGGCGGTTTGTTTCCGTCAAATAAATTACCCGCAGATATACTGGCCTATGTAAATTTTAAAATGGAGCGTCAAAATATTAAAGCCGTTGACTCACAAATGTTCGTTGGCTACGGGCATAAATATTTAAAAAAAACAAAACAGGAATTAGCGAGGATAACCCGATGAAAAAAAGTGCTTTTATGGGATGGTTTTTAAAACAGTTCCCTGACCCGTGTACAGAAATGGACGTACTTTCTCTTCAAAAAGAGTTTGATGATTTGCTGTATTCGCTGAAAATTACTAAAAGAAAATTAAAAGAAAAAAAACTTTGGATAATTAAAGAGGACGCGGCCTTGAAAGCGTGGATGGTTAAAAAATGATGAGACTGGTTATTCATTCCCTAACTTTTATTGTTCTGCGGTTGTTCGGCGTCGTGCAAGCGTTCAGGTTTAAGGGGTGGGCGCGTGGGGTAAAAAGCGGAAATATGTTTGAGCGGGAAATAACCGACGAGGATATTGATAATTATAGGAGAGGAATTTGATGAAAAACATCGTAAAAAAATTGTCCTTAAAATATTTTGAACATACAGGTGAATCTCCCGAATTCGGATTTTGGTCGTGGTTAGCAGCGATGGGGGTCGCAGAGAATGAAAAATCTTTAGAAAACTTATACAATGACCCAGAAATTTGGAATGACTTAAAAAGTGAATACGAAGAAAGGGATAAATAAAATGTTAAACATAATTGATTACGTGCATCGTCTTTTTGGTTTTCCGATTGAGAATTCCGTAGCTATGGGAGACCCGCCTCCGAGAGAAGAGTGCGAAGTCTGCGGGGGGACAGGAAGAAGGCAAGGAACACGAAAAGAACTCTACGCTACTATACGCAAAAATGTTTATGGGAATCATTTATTGACCGACAAAGAAGCGGAAAAATATGCTAAAAAAGAAATTTTAGATTGGCGTGAAGATGGAAAGATTGTTTGTGAATGTCAGGATAATATTTAATAATTAAATAGAAATAAAGGAAAAAATGTTTAGAAAAAAAGATGGTGAGATTGATGTAGTAAAAGTAACAATTGCGATAATGATTTCTTTTATTGTGTTTAGAATATTATTTATGTCAATTATGCCTCAATATACAGTTTGGGAACAAGGTTTAGCTGGGCAAGCCTAATTAGCAAAAGCTGATTACAGTAAAAAGGTTGCTGTTCAGGAGGCTCAAGCTAAAAAAGATTCTGCAGGTTTGTTAGCCGATGCGGAGGTACTTAGGGCTGAAGGTGTGGCTAAAGCAAATAAAATTATCGGAGAAAGTCTTAAAGAGAATGAACAATATCTTCGATATTTATGGATTACGGATGTTGCAGGAAAAGATGTAAATAAAACAGTCGTCTATATTCCGACTGAAGCAAATATTCCTATTTTAGAAGCGACTAGGTATAAATAAAAGTGTGAGTGTCAAACAGAAATTTAAAATAAATTTTAATTACCGATTAAGTACAAAACAGTAATAAATAAGTAATTAAATTTTAGGTGAGGAGTGTAAAAATGGATAATTTAGACGAGTCGCCCCTCGTGCAGGGGCGTGGATTGAAACATGCTGAAGCAGATGATCAAGGGGATTGTTTGCTATGAAGGCAGAGAGGTGCGGAATGGAAAGTAAAGAACTTAAAAAATGTCCATTTTGCGGTAAGAAGCCTAAATTTTTTGAACAAGGGTTTGATTGCAATGGAAAAATTTTTTACCAAATAAGATGTACTGAAAGGAAATGTTTATTACCTTCAACAGGCAATTTTTCCTGTGAATTAGGAAAAAAAGAAGCTGTTAAAGTATGGAACACCCGCGCCGAGCCGATGGGGTTGAGTACGTTGGATGAGAGAAAGATTATTGATGCCGTACAAAGATATTGTAGAAAAACTCATTATACGTTAGAAGCATATCACGAAAAATTTGGTGTATTGATTTGTTTTATACAAGATGTTTTAGTTAAAAACTTTGGTCAGCCCGCGATCCCTAGCGTAGAGGAAATTGAGACAGTAATTAAAAAACATTTAGGATTCGATAGAGTAAAAGTTACTGCTAGGAATCAAAAATTTGCACAACATGCAAAAACAAATGAAGATTTTTTAATATGGACAATATTTGATAGTTTAGCCCAAGCCATCCACGAGGCGTTTGAGGAAAGGAGTTTAGATGAAAAAAAATTTATTGAAACTAAACCATAAATATTCAGACGGGAAGGGGAATATCCGGTTGGTTATAGGTATCGGGTCGCAATACGTTCTTTATAATTCCCAATCGGCAACGGATTGCCTTAGATACCGTATAATCGCGAAAAAAAGAGGGCCTCATCTTTTAGGGTCAGAGCATAATTGCACTGTATCATCATTCTGCTTTTGGGCTAAAGAAGCATACCTTTTTAACTCTAACTTGGGGATATCTTGTTGGGTTAGATTTTGTTAGAAAATTTAATATGAACCGCTACCACATAATTTCTAACGTCATAAAACTGATATTAAAACAATCTAATTTTAAAATTATTGCCCACCATTTTTTCCTAAACAGTAAAGCGACGATTATTTTTGAAGATGAGAATGGAGATGTATACGTTAATCAAACATGGAAGGTGAAATCACAAGTCGAGGTTAGGGCAGTTGACAATAGAGTTGAAAAGTATTTTTAAAAATGGGTTGAGATGATATATCTTTTTAAAAAGGGAATTGTCCTAAAAAAAACATGGAAACATATTTGATATAAAATAATTTTTTTAGATAAAAGGATAAAAGATTTTTAAACTAGGAAGGAATTAAAAATTGGGCGATACTGGCGAAGCATTTAAAGTATTTAATAAAATGAAGAGTGAGGAACGGTCAATTAAAGAACCTCATCGACGTGATTATGCTATTAAAAAATTAGATGCAATAGATGGTATCCGTTGTCTTATGGGAATGGATTTAATTGAAATTTATATTGATAGGGTTCAAATAGACTTCTGGCCGTTCACCGGATGGTTTTGCGGTAGGAAGCCTATTGGCCAGGTTAAAGGTAGAGGAATCAATAATTTGGTTAAAGAAATTGAAAAGTTGAAAGGAGATTAATAATATGGGATTGCAAATTAAAATGGATAACTGGGATTATCAAACAGCGATAATAGGCGTAGAAGGATTATTGTTAAGAATTACAACGTGTCCAGACGGAAAAGGGGGCGCAATTTTAAAAGGAATTCCGAGTGGTAAAGAAATTGTTGATTTTATTTGGAATAAAATTAAATAAAGGAAGGAAGGGAAGCGGGGAATGAAAAAAAAACAAATGGTTAAAAAAGAACCAGTTGAAAAAAAATTATTTTTAAAATCGGATGAATCGCCCGCGGAAATAATACGGCTGGCTGTATTAGGAAAGGTTGATCTTGAAAAACTTGAAAAATTATTGGTGCTTCAAGAGCGATGGGACGCGAATCAAGCTAAAAAAGCATTTAGCGAATCGATGGTCACTGTTCAAAAAAACATCGTGCTTGTTGCAAAAACATTAACAAATTCGCAAACTCATTCAAAATACGCTTCTCTCGGTAACATAATTTGTCAGACAAAAGAAGTTTATACCGAATACGGATTTTCAATATCTTTCTACGAAGGACAGACAGAAAAATTAGAACATATCCGTATCTGTGCCGATGTTGTCCATCGCTTGGGGCATAAAGAAACGTATCATTTTGATGTTCCATTAGACGGAAAAGGAATTAAAGGAAATGCCAATATGACCTCAATTCATGCGAAAGCCTCATCTACATCATACGCCTGGAGGTATTTGATGTGTATGATTTGGAATATCCCGACTTCTGACGATAACGATGGAAATCAGGTAGCGCAAGAAAAAATCAGCGAAGAAGAATTAAAAAAAATTAAAGAATTGCTGGTTGAAATCGGGGCGGAAGAAAAAAGATTTTTGCAATATATGTCAGTCGGTAAATTAGAGGATATATTAAAATCTGATTATCCAAAGGCGTTGGTTGCTATTGAAGGAAAAAGAAAAGTTGAGGTGGTGAATTGAAAATTATAAATTATGAGCAAGGCACACCAGAATGGATGGCGGCTAGATTAGGTATGCCGACAGCTTCAAATTTTGATAAAATAATCACAACGACAGGAGAGCCCTCAAAACAAAAAGAAAAATATCTTTGGCAGTTAGCTGGTGAATGTGTAGCCGGTAAAGCTGAAGAAACGTATCAAAATGCTAATATGTTACGAGGCCAAGAAATGGAAAATGAAGCCAGAAATCTCTATCAATTATTTACTAATGAGGAAATTTCAAAAGTTGGGTTTTGTCTGGCCGATGGGGATTATAAATATGGAGCGAGTCCTGATAGCCTAGTGGGGAAGGAAGGCGGTCTTGAAATTAAATGCCCCCTTATCTCAACGCACGTTAAATATTTGCTTGGCGGGATATTTCCGATGGATTATTTTCAACAAATTCAAGGGAATCTTCTTGTTACTGGCCGAAAATGGTGGATATTTGAATCGTACTATCCAGCCATAAAACCTTTTATCATTAAAGTTGAACGTAATGAAAAATTTATTAAGGCATTAAAAATTGAGTTACAAATGTTTTGTTGTGAGTTAGAAGAAATTATTAAAAAAATAATTTAAGGAGAAAAATGGAAAATCAATTACAAATTATTGTCAAGGAAAGTGGCCTTGAACAATCAAAGGCAAAATTCATTCTTGAGAATTTCCAAAATTATTTTGAGATTGCTGATGATTGGGCTAAAAAAGCGAGGGCTATTGTTGTAACTGATGAAAATCAAAAAGCAGAAATGCAAATGGCAAGAGCGGGAAGATTGTTTTTAAGGGAAAAACGAATTGCAGTAGAAGACGCAAGGAAGAATTTAAAAGAACAGGCTTTACGAGAAGGAAAAGCAATTGACGGCATTGCAAATGTTCTTAAGGCATTGATTATTCCTATCGAGGAATATCTTGAAAAACAAGAAAAATTTGTTGAAATTAGAGAAGAGAACAAAAGAGAAGCTATGCGTATTGAAATTGAAAAACGTATTGAGGATGAACGAATTGCCAAAGAAAAAGCGGATGCCGAGGAACGAGAGAAAATACGACAGGAAAATGAAAGGCTAAAAAAAGAGGCCGAGGAGAAGGAAAAAGCATTGCAAGCTGAACGAAAAAAAGTTGAGGCTGAGAAGCAAGAAGCGGAACGTAAAGCCAAAGAATCGCAAGAAAAGTTACGCAAAGAGGCCGAGGAGAAGGCTAAAAAAATCCGTAAAGAAAATGACGCTAAACTTTTAAAAGAAAAATTAGAGCGAGAAAGGATTGAATCTGAAAAAAAAGAGATTGAAGAAATGTTAAAAAATCAAGTTGAATGTCCAAAATGCCACCATAAATTCAAACCGCATAGAAAGGAATAAAATCATGGAAGAAACAACAAACACGTCAAAGAACCAAAGAATACCAGTTGGAGAATATATTTTTACAGTAGACGGGTCGCCTGAAAAACGAGAAGTCGCTGGGGGAAAAGGAAGTTTTAGGTTATGGAAATTAAAATATTTTAATTTTGACCGAGGAGTAGAGGTCATTGGAAGTGTATTATTTTTCGGAAATTCTCCAGGTTACCATGAAATTTTGATGGCGGTTGGCGGGGTTGAAGTTTCCTCGGAAGATGTCAAATGGGATGATGAATCTGTTAATGGTAAGAAATTTTCCGCGACAATAACGCATGAAAAAAATGAAAAGACTGGGCGGGTACAGGAGATTTTTTCTAATGTTAAAGCCCTTGCTAAAAATGAGTTTTAAATTCCTATGCCCTACGTCAACCAAGAAGAATACATAAAAGAACGGCTCAAAAAAGCAAAAGAACGAGAGAAGAGAGAGGAATGGTTTAAGTCAATTAACAGTGGATTTATGACAGATGACCAAGGAGATAGCGGTGTATGAACAATATGCGAAAAAAATTAAATTGTTATTCAAAAACATCTGTAAATTGGGCTAAAAGTCAAGCGCAGATAGGTAAACTACTTGACCAATTTGGAGTACAAGATGTTAGATTTACGTTCATGCAAAGCCAAAAAACTATCATTTGTGAATTTAATTATCCCAGCGACCTTGAAGGAAAACCTGTTAAAATTGGCGTTCGTATTATCTCAAAATTAAAAGAGTGTAAGGACGAAGAGCAAGAAAAAAATCGTATACACCGAATTTTATTTAACAAATTAAAATCCAGATTTTTAGAGATTCAAGAGAATACGCAGGAATTTGTTAAAGTCTTTATGGCCGATCTGATTGTATTTGACAAGCAGGGGGGCTCAAGCACAATGGGACAACTGATTATTCCTCAATATAATAAAGGATTGATAACGGGGCAACAGGGAGATATTAAAATGTTACCTAATTTATGAAGTTATATCTAAAATTAGATATAACTAGATATAAACGGTAGAGGTTCTGTGAAAGAAGGATGTGTGATGACTTTTTGTAAAGATTGTAAGGCAAAAATAATTTGGATGAAAACACGGGGCGAGTCAAAAATCCTTGTCGATTGGACGCAAAAGATCGTAGGAGACACAGTTTTTGAGCCTAAGCGGCATGTGCCACATTTTACAACTTGCCCAGAGCATGAAACTTTCAAAGAAAGAAAAACAAAAAAAATATTGTAATCAAGGCAGAGTGGCGGAATCAAACGCAAAGGAAGCATGGCCTAACAAGGCTGGAATATCCCAAACTAGTAATGGGTAAAACCTTATCAAAGGATTGGACGCAAATGTGTGGCATAGATCAGTGAAACCACAATTTCCAATCGCCTTTAAATGCCAAACTGAATGGCTTGCAGGTACACGGTGAGGAAGCGCCTGCTAAATAAACGTTTTCGATCCAATCCTGCCTCTGCCTTGATATTTAATATCAGCCCTAAAAAATCGCTCAAGCGGGTTTGGACTAAAGATAAAAATCCTGATCGGGTTGACGTCCAGATGAAGGAGATGCGAAAATTAGGCTCTGAAAAGAGTACTGGGGCTGCTAAATGTAACGGTCGAGGCTGTGGTGTAATTAAGCATTATACGCATGAAACGCAATCGTAAGGTGCAGGTAACGCGTTTTGAACCCTGCCAGCCTCGGCTTAATTTAAAGGATGTTTGGAATGAGCAAACACATGAAATATTTTTTAATTTTTATTTGGTTTATCTTTTTCTTCCCACTTTATCTTTTAATGCTTCGTCTAGCTATCGAAGGGGCTGGAACATATTTTTCTGAAGGTTATTTTAAAATTTGGCATTTTGTATTCACGGGGATATGGTAAAAAAAAGGATAAAAAGCAAAATGACTAATAAGCTCGAAGAGATAGAAGATTTAATTGATAATTATGTGGATGAAAAAGGTCAATTCTGGTATGAATGGCCACTGTATCAACTTGCAGTAATTTTTTTAAAATGGCATAAAAATGAGATTAAACTTTTAATGGCTAACCGTAAAAAAAAACTTGGCTAAAAGGCAATATCGTTGTTTGTGAAGAGTATATCCCTTGGGATGAAATTTGAAGAGGCTTTTACATGAAAAATAAACATTTAGAAGGTTGTCCGATTTGCGGGGACATTCCATACGTGTCCAAAATGAAATATGGCGACTACAAAGTTTTTTGCGATCAGGGGGATAAAGAGCATATTTGTGTTGCCTATGGTGATGATAAAGAGGATGCAATCAAAAATTGGAATAATCGAGTCAAATCAAAGGAAGAAATGCAGAATGGGCGGTGAAGATATGAAAATTATAAAGATATGTAGAAGTGCATGGGAGGGAGTATGTAGAAGTGCATGGGAGGGAGAAGGGAAAAAACGACCGGCTTTATGGGTGGCAGTTGGAAATCTCGGGTTTGGGTTAGTAGTCATCAGTGCTTTCACAATTTGGAATTTTTTCTTTACAATGTCTCCTATACAAAAGTTAATTTTCGCGGAGTGGCAGTTAAGAAGCGATGAATATTGGATTTTGAAGAAAGATATACGTGAAATTAAAGAAAAAGGTTTAGAACTGGATAATAAAATTGCTGAATTAAATAGGCTGGGAGGAATAAAATCCAATAGCTTTGTTTTTCTATCAAATGAGATAAATGATATGAAAAACAAATTTTATAAACATCAACATCGATATTATGATGGGAAAATTATTAAATAAACTTATTCAGAAGTTTGAGATAAAAAATAAAAACCGCCATCATCAAAATAAATTTCCACCACAAAATTCCATCAATCATCATCAGCGTCCCTCATCCAATAGGCAAACACGAGAACAAGGAGAATGACCGCCACTGTTATAAAAAAGCTAGACCACATTATTTTTTAATCTCATTTTTTGGGCGTGAACATTCCAAGGAATCCATCCTCCGATCCGCACGGCATTAAAAATTGTCCCTCGTTTAAACCAATTTACGCCTAAAATTTTCATGCTTTCTTTGAATATCGAATCGCATTGCGCCCGTGTGCGTTTTATGTTGTTATATGGCGTTTTAACCTCACCTAAAATACTGTAAAGAAAATCATGGAGGACGGCGGACTGGTTATAAAGTCCACTTTTGGGAATCAACATTGAGGCCGGCCAAGGGACACTGGCAAAATCAGTTTCAAAACCTTTTAGAATGGTAATAGTGTTACCGCTACCCTCTTCACCAACATCATAAGAGAATTCTCGTTCTACCCGCCACGTTCCAGCGGATATTTGAGTAACGGTCAACGGGTCGGTGAATGATGACATTGAAAAACCTCCACAACGGTATTGGCATGATATTTTAATTCTGCTTCGCCTGTTTTTTTATTCCCCTTTGTTTCTAAATCCATTTGTCTATAAATCGCGCACCCTGCCAAAAGCATAAAGCTTAATACAAGACATATAATTTTCATGGTTTCACCTCATGGGGTTTCCCGTTAGATTGTCCCGTCGATCTCGAAAAATAAAAAGAAACCACTAGCATAATAAT